ATCCAGCCAGTTGTGCCAAAATTTAAATACTGTTCTGTTATTCGGTCAGCTACGCGCAAAGTTGACAAAATGGCGCGACTTTGCGTATACAGCAAATAATTCATAGGCTTAATTGAAAACCCAAACGGCTGCACAGTCAAAATTTCTGAGGTGCTTATTCTCATGTTGCGGCTCATCATTTGACCAGCAAACTTGTGGTCATTAATGCCTACTGATTCAGCAACAGAAAGTATTGATTGAAGGCTCATTTAAGCCACCCGGTAAGTTATGTAAGTTGCCGCCGCTGTTTTTCTTGTGCGAAACCTAGCTGATGTATTTATTGCAATTGTGGCGTTGCCAACATAGGTATTTCCCACACCACCTGTCATAGTAATTGCGCCTAAAGCAGAACCTAAATTAATTACTGACCAATCAAAACCCATGTTTGCAGCTACAGAAGCGGGTACGCCGCCATCCACTAATGTGCCGGTTGGCAAAGTAAAAATTAATGCAGTTGCTGCTGTTCCCGTAATAATTTGCGTAAGCAATTGAGCAATGGTCAGCGTGGCAGTTGCTGTTAATGCTGTTGGCGCTGGCTGGGTAAAATAAATCTCACCCCCGCCAGTCATAAAAATATCTGACGAAGTGGTTACGCTTGTAAAAGCGCCAGTGGCAGCTACAGTTGCACCAATGCTCATTCGATTAATCGTGCCAGCAGTTGCAGGATTAATGGTAACTAGACCTGTACCCGTTGGCGATAACACCACATTGGCACTAGCTGGACTTAAAGTAACCGCGCCTGATGCGCCCAATGTTGTAAATGCGCCAGCCGCCGGCGTAGTCGCTCCAATGCTCATTTTATTAATCGTGCCAGCGGTTGCAGGATTAATTGTTACCAACCCCGTGCCAGTTGGCGAAATCACTACATTCAAATTTGCTGGATTTAACGCCACTGCCCCTGTTGCTGACAATGTGTAGTTAACAGTCATTGTCGTTGCGGCAATGCTGTAAGCGGCATCATAGTAAGCAAAATTAGCATCCAGATTTGCAAGTGGAATTGTTGTTGTTGAAGCCGCAAAAGTATTTGGTACTGCCATAATTTTTCCTTAACGAGACATTGGAACACTGCGGTTTGCAGACTGATAAGCCGCCCAAACCGATTGTTTATTTTTAGCCAAAAATTGCAGCCCTGATTGCGTATCAATTGCGCTCATGCTTGCAATAAATGGCCCGTTGTAGTTGACTGTTTGACCGCCGCCCATTGCGCTTGCAAGTTGGTGATTTGGAATGATTGTCCCCGCTGTTTTAGGAACAAACAATTCTGGCCCACGCTCACCCACTAAACTTACGCGCCCTACTGGAGGCTCACCGCCATCGGCATATCCGCCGCCCGGTTGCATAGGAATAGTTGGACTACCGCTAAACGCGCTGATTGCCATTTTAAAAATAGCCATTGCTTGCGCTTTTAATTGGATTGCAATTAAATCAGCAATAACGCTTCTGGCAAAATCGCCAAAGTTTAGTTTGCCAGTGCGAACAAAATTGTCTAGCGCCGATTCCATGTTGCCCATAACTGATTGAAACACTTGCTGGCCTCGCTCAAACTCAGTTGAGGCGTTGCGGAATGTGGCCTCGGCTGCGTTTCTAAACCCATCTGCAAGGCTACCCTCACGCATTTGTTTTGCAAGCTCTAAGCGCTTGGTTTCAAGCTCTAGCGCCTGTGCTGCCAAAGCGTTGTTTTTTTCATAGGCTTTTGCACGGGCTTCTTGGTCAAGCGCTTGGTTGTCAGTAATTGCTTGCATTGCGTCTTTGCGCTTGTACTCAATTTCCAAAGCAGCTTGGGCAAATTGCAAATCTTCTGACCGCATGTTCCTGCCTTGGTCAGCAAGAATTAATCGCTCTTTTTCTCTGTCAAGCGCTATACCGGCAAGCTCCTGCGCCATAGCTTGAGCAGCATTGCCCCTTTGATACATTGTTTCTTGTTCAGATTGAAGCCTGTTGGTTTCTTCACGCTGTTTGTTTTCTTCATCCAAGCCTCTAAGCTCTAAATCAAGCTGTTTTTTTGCCAAATCCTCTAGGCGTTTTTTTTCTTTTTCCGCTTCTCTATCACGCCGTCTTTTTTCTGCTTCGGCATCTTTGTTAACACCTTCTACAACATCGCGTAAATTGCCTTTTGCTTTTGGTTTTGGCATGCCCTCATCGCCGCGCATAAAGCCGCGACCCGCGCCAGCGTCACCCATAATGCGGCGCTCAAACGCTTCTAATTTTGCGGCACGCATATCATTTTCAGCCGCAAATTGCTCAACCCCCGCACGCGCAGCTTTAAAGTCAAACTTCGCCAGCAGCTTGGCGTTGTCCCATGTGTGGCCTATTTCACGCGCAATGCTTTCAAAAACAAAAGCGACATTTGCCCCAAGCACGGCAATTGTTTGAAACGCCACTTTAAAAATATCGCCAAATTGCAAGCCCTGCCCATTAAGGTCTTTCATGTAATCCAGCGTAGCTTTCAGCGGAGGGCCAAGTTCTTTTGCAAGAACAATAGAAAAATCTCGCCCTGCTTGCGCCAGCAAATCATACGATTCTGCCGCAGCTTTAATTCCTTCGGCTTGCTCATCACTTACGCCAGCGCCTGTTTTCAATTGTTCGTTAAGCTCTACAAAATCTACGCCCTTTGCGGCTTTGCCAAACAATTCCATAGCTTTGGCGTTGCGAGTAATCGGGTCAGTCATTCCCGCAAGACCCTCAACCGCTTTGTTGAACATGGTGTCCATGTCCATTTTGCGTAGGTCATCTAGCGACAAACCCATTTTCTTAAATGTCTGCTGCACTTCAAAGCCGCCATCTGCCGCTTTATCAATTTGTGCAGTAAAACTTGCCATTAATTTGCCAGCGTTTTCCGCAGAGCCGCCTGAGTTGGCAAGAGCATTACGCAACTTGAGTACTGAATCTATGGCAACCTCATTGGCAGCCGCAGTATCAGCAATATCGTCTGCGTATTTAAGTGCAGCAGCACCAGCAGCAACCAAAGCCACTGCCGCCACTTTGCCGTATTTTTCGGCGGCGTTAGAAAAACTTTCTAGTTTTTTGCCAGCAGCGTCAATGCCACGGCTAAACTCGGCGCTGTCTAGGCCAAGAACTACACCCAATCGCCCAATAAAATTAGCCATTTTTTACCTTGAATCGTTTTTCATCAAATCCCGGCGCTGCGCTCATAAATGTTTTTAGCGCATTATTTGCGGCTTCTTTTTGCTCTGCTTCACTCATTGGCGGGACAATGTAATCATATACATTCCCCAAAATCTTGACCAGCTTGTAATCAGGCGCATCCTTGGGGCGCATGTAATTAAAAACCCCCGCTGTCAATTGGCCTAAGCAAGTCAGAATCCCGTGATTCCCCAATGCGCCATCTGCATACATTGTTTGGATTCTGGTCATCGTAACCTCATCTAACTGCGCCAGCGTTTCGTGTGTATGCCCATTGAAGACCATCGCGCATTCCACTTGCGTCCTCAATGAGCGAATCAGTTTCCCCGCGCTTCCCTGTATGTTGGGCTAATGGCTTCGGCAATCTTTTCAATCAAAGCAATCTGCACGGATGACGGAAACTCTGCCTCAATGTCGGCAAAAGTAATGTCATCCATGTTGGCTGTCTCATCTTCGGGAATAAGCAGCTTTATGTATTCGGTAATTTTGTTTTCGGTCATGGCTTTGTTTTTTGCCGCTTCGCGCATTGAGCGACCCTTGACCAGCACATCCGTTTCGCCAAACTCAATTTCCATTTCTGGCGTAGCTTCGTCTTTGTAGCGCAATAATGGCTCAGACATTTGCTCATAAAGGCGCTGTATGTGCGCCTCATCAGGATTCATGATGCGCGTGAACATGCCGTCAGATTCCGCAACAAACGGAATTCTGACTTTAAAAGTATGACCGCCAAGGTCAAAACTGCGGGTAAAAATTTGTTGGCGCTTTGATTGATATTTGTTGCCAAGCACGCCTGATAGTTTGGTCATGTCTTATTTTCCTTGTTTGTTTCTAAACTCTTGTATTCGCCGTGCGAGAATTTCGCCAAGCCGATTGACTGTTGATTGCGCGTTAGCTTCCAGCGCTGGCCTTAAATAAGGTTGCGCCCCGTTTCTTGCCGTCCCAAACTCTTGCGCCACCACCCGCGCATCTGATTCCACGCCGGTAAAAGTTGCTGCGTTTTCAAAGCCTAGCTTAGCAAGCCGTTTGCGTGAACGAAGCAATCCTTTGCCCTCGCTCATTCTTGCCAGCTTTTTGCCTGATGCCGTTGTCACCGCCGCAATCACTGTATCGCTCTGCGTGATGTACTTGCTGCGCCTGTCTCTGTTGGTTGGCCTTCTGGCTTCTACTTGCAACGATAAGGCCAAGCCGCCTGTATCTTTTGGCGCGTTGCTGACAGCCGCTGCAAGTACGGGCTGCATGGCTTCTCTGACCGATGGCACAAGCACCTTGCCTTGCACTGTCTTTGCGCCAAATTCGCGCTCAAGCGCTTTTAATGCTTCGTCTACCGCACCAATGCCTTCCAGCTTGATAACGACACCGCCGCCCATTTACGCACCCGGCTTTATCATTCGGTTAAAAATCTGATTGTTTAACTCTTTGACAAATTCCACAATTTCAATAGGCGTCATTTTGTCAGCATGACGCGCTGCAATTTGATGCGCCAGCGTAATGCCGGTCATCTTTTGCTGAACAAACCCAAACCAGTGTTTGTGTTCTTTGGCTTGCTCAACTAGGTAATCCAGCAAGTCGTTTGTGTTTTGTATTGTATTTTCTTGCATCATTAATCTTTGATGGTTTTTGCTGGAGGCGGGTTAAGATTAGCCAGCATCGTCAATGCGTAAGCCACATTGCCATTTGGCACTGCGTCTTTCATTGCTTCCATAATCTCGGCGTTGTCAAACTTGTAACCCCTAGCAACCTCTAAAGGGTTGCCATAGGTTGCCAAGATTGCTTCAACCGCCTCATCAATGGCGCTCATTAGTTGTTGCTCCAGCCGTATTGATTGCCGCGTGGATGAATAGTAAACATGCACTTGGCTTCAGCACCGGGCTGTGCGTCAATCTGGAAGTTACCCACTCGACCATTGAAAGCGTAAGCAACAGTGTTTGTGCCGTCAACGGCAGCAACCACAAAGGTGCGGTCTACTGTGCCTAGGTAAGCATCTGCGCGGATTTGCAGCAAAGCCGCATCTGACGGATTCCATGCCGCTGTAACGCTCATGCTTGTAGGCGCTGACTGAGTTGGAATCTTATCGGATTGCCGTGAGCCAGCAACACTAAAATTAGCAACCGCGTCATCCATACCAAAGGCAGGGACAGCCTCAACGGGAATGCCGACACCAGATGCGCCAGTGCCGTTAGCCGATGTGCCGACAATGGTAGTGACTTGCGCCACCCACACCGAAAGGTTTGCTGTAGTCAGTGGCGTTGGTGTTGCTGCTGATTGCATCCAAAACGATGCGGCAAAGCCGGGAAGAACTTTTGCAGGGATAGTCATGATTGCACCTTATGCGTTGTTAGACCAGCCAAACTGGTTGCCACGGGGATGAATAGTAAAATTGCATTTGGCTTCAGCGCCGGGTTGCGCGTCAATTTGAAAATTGCCTACGCGACCATTAAATGCGTAATAAACAATGTTTGCGCCATCTTCTGCTTCAATAACAAATGTTCGGTCAATAATGCCCGAATAAGCGTCTCCGCGCATTAACAGCAAATTAGTATCTGCTGGATTCCATGCGGCAGTTACGCTTAAACTTGTCGGCGCAGATTGCGTAGGGATTTTGTCGCTTTGACGCGAACCCGCCACGCTGTAGTTTGCCACGGCATCATCCATGCCAAAAGCGGGAACAGCTTCAACAGGCAATTGATTGCCGACTACCGCCAAAGGCGATACGCTGGCAACAAGGGCGAGCTGCGTTGTAGTCAATGGAGTTGGCGTAGCGCCGGGTTGTGCGTACAGTGTTGCGGCAAAGCCCGGAAGGATTTTGTTTGGTAATGCCATTTTGAATTCCTCAGTTGGTTAAACAGTCTTATCTTGTTAATTCGGAATGTACATAGTGCAGTCCAGAATAATCTGTGCTAACTTTTCTTCATTGTTAAATGTGTTATACAACCACATTACATCAACTTTGGAAACATAAAAACCGCCGTCTGCAACATTGCCAAACATGCCGCTGTATCCATGCAGCGATTGTAGTATCGTATTTGAAATTACAAAACCTTCAGCAATGTTTTGCGTAAAAATACTGACTTGGAAAATTGGAGTGTCAATGCCTTTTATGCTTTGCGTTTGACCTGTGTAGACTGGCTGATGAATATTCCGCAAATTCCATGTAACAAATTTTGGCTCAGTTGCAAAATTTCGGTTAAACGCCGCGTAGACAGGTACAGGCGTAACAATCCCTGACAATTGGTATTGAATTGTTTTGCCAAGCGTTTCGGGATTTGTTTGTGCCATTACACCGCCACCACTGGGTCGTTGCGAACACAAAGAAGCCTGACTGTCATTCGGTCATCAGCTTCCCGCACATTGTCAATGCGCCAATCAAAGCCGCGCCAGTTGATAGAATACAAATTCTGGTTGTCAACTATAGCTTTTGCGTTTGGCGTGTAATTCAATGTAAAGTCAACAATATCGGAGTAAACCCGATATTTTTCGTTGATTCTCACATTGTTTGAAACGGAATGTACCCGCGCCCTTGTTTGAAACCAAGTTGTTTGCGTTGTGCTTTGCTCGCCAAATGCGTCTTTTGCAAAGGTCAAGTTTTTAACAGTGATGTTTTCAAACCGCGCAATTGACATTACATCACCAATGGTTTGTATGTTCTGAGCAAGGTTGACACTCCAAACGGAATGTCTTTTAATGACGCTTCGCTTGTATTGCTTCGGTTGTTGTACAGATGCGTCAACAAAAGTTTACCCGCTTGCTTTACAACTTCGTAAGCCGCAATAGGGTTGGCAGGGCTAACATATTCACAAGAAACAGGGCTTGTCATGCTGCTATTCAAATCGCTTGGTAGCGTTTGCAAGACCACTTTATTTCCGCTGTTGTCGTAATAGTAAGTGCCAGCCGATACAGTTGTTAGAACTGGCGGCGTTGCATCAGTGAAGTATTTAACATTGGTTATTGTTACACCGCTTGCGGGAGTAGCGTTGTTTTGCGAGACTTCGGGCAAGTCCAAAGTCAAAGGTGTTCCATACAAACTTGATGCGTTGTAATAAACCCTATAGCTTGTAGCAAAAATGCTCATGCCCAAATAATCTTCAATCGCTTGGCGCGTAGCTATTTCCAAGCCGCCCAAGTAAGTGTCTTGGCTTGTATCGTCAAACAAATTTAGTTGTTGGCGTATTTCAGCCAGCGTCAACCATGCTGTCGTGTTGTCCCGCGCAATCTGCTCAAACTTTGCATAGTTGAACGGATTGCGGGTTGGCGCTCCATAGTTTAGATAACCAAGTTGTTCAACCGGCATGATTAGACACCCACTAAACGAATACCAGCAAATGGGTCACGGACAGTGCTTACAAGGCGCTTTTCTGCATACAGGGTTACAAAGCCCGGTGCGGTTTGTTCCATCGCTTGAATGGTCATTTCTTCCACATCAGCAATAGTTACAAAGCGAGGCCAATTAGCCAAATAAATGTTAAAGTTGCCAGCGCCTGTAGTCTGAATGTAAGGATTGGCAATTACTGGAAAGCCAAATACATTGACAACAGCGCCGCCATCAGAATCGCCAGTTTCAGCAAACTGTTTAATTGCTGTACCACCGCCCAAGTTACGCAATTCGTGAATTGTCTGCGGATGCATCATCCATGCAGTACCCGGCAAATTCCAGTACTGAGCAGGAAACAAACGGGTCATGTCTGTTATGTCGCTATAGGTAACGGCAGCAGCAGCTTGCGTATATGTCGCAATCGAATGAATGCCGTTTGTAATTGCCGTGCCGCTTGTACCAAAAGCAGAACTAACCGCAGTGGTGTACATATTTAAACCGCGCAAACCGGAAGTGCCGCCATTTGTGGTGGTAGTAGAGCCAGCTTGGTCGTTGTTTAGCACCATTGATGCGCCCTCAATAGCTGCAAATTCCAGCATCAAGTCTTCAACAAGGGTTTCATTTAGGTAATTCACATCCGACATTACCGCAGTGCGAACAGGCAGTTGTGCGCTAATCACGCGAGTAGGCAGTTGCCAGATTGAAGTGTTTGTGTTTGGCGTTCCGCTGTTAGGCGTGAATGTGTATCCAAATGGATTTGTTTGATTTGCCGCATTACCCGTTTTGGCAACAAATTGAACGCTTGAGCCAGATGCGGGTAGAACACGCGACATTTCACGAATAGGGTTTGCAAACCGCAAGGCTGCAAAAGCGTTGTCAAAGAATGTGCGACCACCAATTCCGTCACCAGAGCCGGTGATTGCAGATGCTTCGCGCAAATCAATTGTGACTTTTTCGCCGGTTTGTAGCGTTTCTTTAATGCCGGTAAGGATTTTTTGGGTGATGGTCATTTGTTTTCCAGTTTAAATGCTGCAAAAGGAGGCGGGAGCCGAAGCCCCCGCCAAAGGCAACGAATTAAGCTGCCGCAGTACCCGTTGAGCGATAACGGATAAGAGCATTCGGGTCACGAACAGATGTTGCCAAACGCTTCTCACCAAAGAAGGTAATAAAGCCGGGCAGCGTCTGGTCATACCGGCGCATAACCATATTCAAGCGGTCAATGATTGTGTAGCTGCGAGTCCAATCGCCAAAAAACATTGGATATTTGCTCACAGTACCAGCAGCCGCTGTAGCGATTTGGCTAGGCGTGTCGCAATACTTGTTAACGACTACATCAAAACCGCACAACTGCCCAACAATACCTTCTGCCGACAAACCCATATTCCGGTTAAAGATTGGTGCGCCTTGCAAATCAGTCAAACCACGAATTGCTTGCAACAGAATTGGGCTGACCATGAACTTAGTGTCAGGCGTCCAGTACTGCTGTGGCAGCGCGTAGATTGTGTTAATCACATCTTTGTAAGTGATGTTGTTTGCAGCAACAGTATTGGCATTAGTGGTAAGCTGGTCGTAAGTGGCAAGCGAATGCAAGCCAGTTGTTGAGCCAGTACCAGAAGTGCCAAAAGCTGCCGCAGAAGTAGTGCCGCCAGCGTAGGTTGCATTAGCGCCGGGATACTGGTCAAGGCCACGCAAGCCATCAGCACCGCCCGTTGTTACGGAAGTGCCTGTGCCGCTTTGGTCATTATTTTGAATCATTGACAGGGCTTCGGACTGAGCAAACTCAGCCAGCATGTCATCGACCACATTGGCTTCCAGACCATCAATATCGTCCAGCGCAGCAGTACGAATTGGGAACTGGACATTAATGTCTTTCAGAACCAATTGCCAAATGCTGGTGTTCTCAGTAGTGGATGCGCCGTTGTTTTGAATAGCGTAGCCCCATTGTGCGCCAGCATTGCCCGTTTTTACGCGAAACTGGTAGCTAGAGCCATCAGTTGCGACTGTGCGAGCAAGACCACGCAAAGGATTTGCCAAACGCAGAGCAACAAACACAGGGTCATAGCCTGTGCGACCACCTTGACCATCGCCGCCAGCAGTAAGTGCAGACGCCTCTTTCAAGTATGCAGCATATTGCGATTCGTCAGCAAACATTTGCAGTTCGCGCTCGACTTTGTTATTCGCTTTGTAAAAATCAGCCAGTTGCTCAACAACGGAACGATTTACATCTTGGCGAATGGATTTTGCTGGTGCGCGAATAATTGCTGGCGCTTGCACGGCAGAGACTTTGGCCTCTAGTGCAGCAACCATTTCACTAAATTCAGCTTTGACAGCTTCGATAGCGGCAGGAATTTTTGCTTCAACAGCAGTGACAGCTTCGGCTTGTTTGGCTTCGATAGCGTCAAGTTTTTCAATGATTTCTTTGGACATGATTAATCTTTCAGTAGTTGGTTAAGGTGCTTCATCAATTCGCGCTGCTCTAAGGCAGCAAGAATCTCGCTTGCGGTCACTTCCGCTTCAGAATCGCTCTGTGCGGCTGCGGTTTCAATCGTTTCTGGTGCAGCCTCACGCTGCTCCAAAACCTTCTTGAACACGGACGCGGATGTGACCGCATCCTTTTTAGAAAGCCCTGCTTCACGCAAAGCCTTTTCCAAAATCTTTAAATCAGCCGTGCCGTCTTGTCTGAAAAATTCCAGCTTAGAGACAGTGGCTTCCATATTGTTTGGGTACATTACCACGCTGACTTCGCGCAAGCCGCCTTTGGTAATTTGAAAATAGGCTTCATCGCCTTGGTCTGGTTGACCTTCTGCGTTAACCATGTGATAGTCTTCAGCATACGCGCCTACTGATACGCCGCCAAACATTGCTGGCGATTCACTCATCACTTGGTACAAATCTTTGCCTTGGCTTGTGTTCATGAAAATCTGGCCTGATGCGGTCATACCTTCATTGTCAAAAGCAAATTCAGTCCACTGACCAACGGGAATGGCATCCGCTGCGTGATTTATGAACATGGGCAGGGGTCTCCCTGCGGATGAAAATTCTTTGGCCCAATCCATGAATCCTTCGGGCTGATAAAAGAATTTGCGCCCATCAGCGCCTTCCCTCGGACCCCAAGTGGTTACACGGGCTTCAATTTTCCCGGTTGGCAATTGGTTGTCGGCTATTGCCTCCAGCACCAGTTTTGCCTCGCAGACCATCATTAGATTTTGTGTCATTGATTACCTCATCGACTGGTTTTCGGTCAATGTCATATATTGTTTTTGTAGGTCTACCGCGCTTTTTAGGCGGCGCGTTTGGTTTATATGATTGTAGCGATGCTAACACCAAACGGAAAATCTTGGACATTTATTGTCCGATGTTCATTTTTCTTGTTTGATTGCCGCCACCACCGCCTGTATCTTGTGGGCTTGAACCCGGAATTGGCTCTGGCTCACTAACTTTAGAAGACAACTCATCGCCACCCTCAATTCTACCCATTCCAAGATATGCCCGACCTTCGTTTGGCGTCATTAAACCACCGCCTACGCCAGCCGTTGCAAAATTCATTTGGTCAAGTGGTGCGCCTTTTAGAAAGTTTTTTGTGTCAAATTCCACGCACAAATTAGGGTATCCGTTAAACAATTGTTGTTTAATTTTTTGCTGGACATTGACCAAAACAGGATACATGGTTGACTTGTAAAACTCATCTAACATTGTTTGAGTATTGTTAAATTTGCCCTCTCCCACGCTTACCATTTGCGGCGGCACACCATAAAGGGCGCAAATACGCTTCATGGTCTGCGTTTTAAGGTTTGCAAGGTCAGTGTCTTGCAGCGTAAGCATGTTTAGTGGCGTATATTTCATGCCTTGGTCAAGCAACATGCCTTGGCCCGGTTTGCTTAAATCCGTGCGCTGGCTTCCCACCATGCTGCTCCACGCTTCCTTGAGGCGCGAAGCAATTTCTTTATATTTGCTGTCGGGAATGACTTGTTCGGTAACAAACATGCCAGAAGGCTTTGCGCCGTTAAGCATTACATAATTGGCGTAAACATCAATGTCTTGGTCAAGTCCGACCAATTCTGCCGCCAAAATGCCTTTGTTAAAACCAGCGCTACCCTGCCATGCTTGGTCTTTACAGTGCATTATTTGATGCGCTGACAGTGGCTCATCTTTACTGAACCCGTAGGACGGCGTTGACAGCCTGTAGGACGGATAGCGGGTTGGCGTAATGGTTACAGCAATCAAAGTGCTGTCCATAATGTACATTTCTAGCGGCGTTTGCGTTGGGTTTTTTTGGTCAGCCCTCCACCACAAAGTAAACGCTTCGCCAAGCAATTCATGCCACATCATCCACTGATACCAGAATTCGTATTGACTTTGAAAGTTGTTGGGATTTTCCAACAGCCTTAAAACCTGCTTTGCCTTGGCTTTGTCTCTAGCGCCTACTGTTTCACTGGTAATGGCGTCTACATAAGTGCCATCTTCCGATTTTGACATTATGCAAATCGGTAATTGCGATATGGCTCTGGCCTTTACTGCAATGCACGACATGACTGTGCTGTTGCGGGTTAAAAGTGAGGTATCAACCGGCCTACCGGCATCTGTAGTGCTTGCTGTGGTTACATACAGAATTTGCGTGTTAACTGTAGGGCGTTTGTTGTCGCCTTGGTAAACAATGTTGTTTCCAAGCGCTGTTTGCCCATATAGCGTATTGGCTTCATTAGCTTCCGCGCCTTTTCGCTTAAAAACATCAAAAAGTCCCATGTTTCCACCTTATAAAGTACGAAAACCAAAGCCACTTACTGCTGGATTGTCCATAGAACAGTGCATTGCAATGATTAAGCTAATGATACCATCAACTTTGGCGCTTTTGTCAGCTTCGTTTTTTCTAATTTTAATGTTGCCGTTAACATCTTCATAAACCTCACAATTGCCCAATTGCCAGCCCAAAAATGGGTTGCCGTCATGTTTTATCTGCCGATTCATGATTAAACGCTCAATGTGCTTACTTGGTGCGCTCAGTACTGACATACCCTGTCCAACCTTCTTAACCGGCAACCCTGCGTCATGCAAACTGGCAACAATTGTCCCCGCATTGTAAGCATCATAGCCAATTTCTCTAATGTCAATCTTGCCGCCCTGACCAATAATATAGTCATTAATTTCCCTGTAATCCATCACATTGCCCTGCGTAATGTGCAAAATACCGGATTCACGGGCCATTCTAAAAATGTCTGCGTAGTGTTTTGGAATCGCGTTGTAGGCTTCTTCTGGCAAGAAAAATTTAAAGCTGGCCCGATAGTCAATGTCTGAATAACGCTTTAAAGTGCAGACTGCGTTTAAGTCACGGGTTGATGCCAAGTCAAAACCCATAAAAACAGCTTCTGGCTCTGTAACATCTTGGCGTTCTTCTTCAGTAAGAATTGATTCATCCCAATATTTTCGGTCAACCCATGCGCTGTTTGCCGATACATAGATGTTAAGCGTTTTACACAGAAACTCATTAAGCGCCGCTGGCTTGTGCTTGGCTTCTTCAGCGCGTTTGGCAATGGCTTCTTCAAAAACGCTGATGCCGTGCATAGGGTTAACTTTGGCCCATGTTGCAGGGTCACGCCAATCATCGTGCGCGTCAATGCCGTAAAGCAAGCCAAACCAGCTTGGGTTTTCCGGTGCGTTGCCGTGTAGGATGTTTTCTACCATTACCATGTCTTCATAAAACTTGGTTTCTTTGGTAAAGCTGGCTGTGGTGATATATATGCGTAACGGGTTTTTCCGAGCCACCATGCCAGAATGCAAAACCTCAATTGCGTTTCGGTCAACAATTTGCGCCGCTTCGTCAACAATAGCGCAAGACGGATTTTTGCCGTCTCCGGTTTTCTTTGTGTCTCGGCTCAATGCTTTAAATACGCTTTGACTGTCACCCGCTTTACTAAGTTGGTATTTGCTAACATTAAATAAACCAGCCAAATCACTTGGCATGTTTTCCACAAAACCACGGGCGGCGTCAAACACAATAGAAGCCTGTTCGCGGCTTGTAGCTAGCGTAAACACTTCAGCGCCAGCCTCGCCACAAATCAACTCATAAAGGCCAAGAACCGCAATTAGCGTAGACTTTCCAGCCTTACGCGGGATAAAGACAATAACATCCGACACCATGCGCCGGTCATGGTCTTTTTTGTGCCTAAAGCCATAGACCGCGCAAATTAAAAATATTTGGAATGGCTCAAGGGTAATAAACTCTCCCGCCAGCGGCCCTTTTGTGTGTTTTAACGATTCCGCAAAACTTAGCACATGGGCTGGATAATCAGCGTCAAAATACCACGCCCATTCTTTGTTTTCCAGTTGGTTTAAAAACCGCTGGCAAGCCAATGTAATGTTGCGGCAAACATTGATTTCGCCTTTAACGACTTGCTGTGCGTAGACTACCCCGTCTTCCCATTTCATCCTTTTGGCCCTCTAAGGAATTTTGACACCGGACTGTTTTCCTCAACCTTGCCGCTGTTCAATCGACCACGCGGCGTCAGCCCTAATTCGTTCATAAGCTGGATAATTGTTTTTAGCGTGTTTTGGCGCACAGTCCAATACGGGTTTGGGCCAATTGTTTTTCCAGCGTTAAACCGCGCAATGATGCCTGTTTTGGCAAGGCTTTTTTTACACTCTAAATAAGTGTCAATTTGTTCAGCCAAAAACGCCAGCGCATGCTTGTCTTGGTCGTTGCCAATTCCGTAGACATTAAAAAGAAAATCGGATGTTTCGGTTATGAACTTGTTTCTGTCCCAAGATTCTGGGTCATCAAGCCAATCTGCTTTTGGGATTCTGGCTTTAATTGCATCGGGCAGCGACTCGCCTTGGTTCAACCCTTTCGAACCTTTGACAATGTGCAATTCTGGCGGTAATTTGTTCATGGCTGCTTTCTAATAGTGTAAGCCAGTTTAACACCCCCCCTTGCTCAACTCAATTTACACAAAATTGGG